CTTACGCTATAAAATAAAATTAGAAGAAAAAAGAAAAGAATCTGCAATCAAGGACTACTTCATGTCCTTCGTCAAGTATATGTGGCCTGACTTTATAGAGGGGTCCCACCACAAGATAATGGCTGAGAAGTTTAACAAGGTGGCCACGGGCGATTTGAAAAGAATTGTGATCAATATGGCACCGCGACATACAAAATCAGAATTTGCATCTTACCTCCTGCCGTCATGGATGATTGGTAAAAATCCAAAACTAAAAATTATTCAAGCGACCCACACAACAGAACTCGCGGTCCGCTTTGGACGAAAAGCGAAAAACTTAATTGACTCACAAGAGTATCAAAAAATTTTTCAAACCAAACTGAGAGAGGATTCCAAAGCCGCGGGCCGGTGGGAGACAAACGAGGGTGGCGAATATTTTGCGGCTGGTGTTGGAGGAAGCATCACGGGCCGCGGTGCGGATTTATTAATCATCGATGACCCACACTCAGAACAAGACGCGCTGAATACGAATGCGTTGGAGAGGACTTGGGAATGGTACACCTCAGGTCCTCGTCAGCGTCTACAGCCAGGTGGTATCATTGTAGTTGTCATGACTAGATGGAACACAAAAGATTTAACAGGAAAATTAATCAACGCTCAAAAAGAAACGAAAGCTGATCAGTGGGAAGTGATTGAGTTTCCGGCGATACTACCAAACGACAAACCATTGTGGCCCGAGTATTGGAAGTTAGAAGAGTTAGAAGGTGTCAAAGCAGGTTTGCCTATTGGTAAATGGAATGCACAGTATCAACAAAACCCGACAGCCGAAGAGGGAAGTATCATTAAACGAGAATGGTGGAACCTATGGGACAAGGACCTCCCCCCGCTTCATCACGTGATACAATCCTATGATACTGCTTTTTTGAAAAAAGAAACTGCAGATTATTCGGCGATCACAACGTGGGGTGTGTTTTATCCGACCGAGGACAGCGGACCGAACCTTATCTTGTTAGATGTTGTCAAAGATCGATTTGAGTTTCCTGAGCTGAGGCGCGTGGCCCTCGAACAGTATAACTATTGGAAACCCGAGAGTGTCATTGTAGAGGGTAAGGCGAGTGGTATGCCCTTGACTTTTGAGTTGCGTAAACAAGGAATTCCCGTTATAAATTATACACCGAGTCGTGGAAACGATAAGCACGCTCGTGTCAATGCCGTGGCACCACTATTCGAGTCAGGGCAGATATGGGCAACCGACGATAAGTTCTCGGAAGAAGTTATTGAAGAATGTGCTGCTTTTCCTTATGGTGATCATGACGACTTGGTAGATAGTATGACACAAGCAGTCATGAGATTTAGACAAGGAGGATTTATTGAGCACCCAGACGATGAACAAGACGATCCTCTACCACAACAACGAAGGGTATATTACTAATGGGAAGTAAAACAAAATCAGGAGTATCACCAGGACGATCAAGAGCAATGACAGGAGCCGCTACGGGTCCTGGATCTATTTCTGGTTTATCAGTTAAAGACGCACAAAACGTTGTAAATAGAGCAATGAGAATAATTGATAGAGACTCACCTTCCGGTGAGGCTACAAAAGATATTCTAACACCTAGAAAAGTAAAAATTGCAGCAGAATCTTTAGGCATAGACAGAGGTGGTTTCCCTGGACCTTTCCTACCACCCTCAGAAGCTATTAAAAATATTCGCCCAGACGCAGTTGGTTTATTTATAGAAATGCAAAGACAACTAGGTCTTCTAAAACCAGATCAACCTCCTTCTATGTCAATACCTAACACCGATCCTCCAAACACACCCTTTCCAGGTTTTGAACCTGGACTTCCTGATACAACTCTTCCATCTGCAACCATACCAGAAGAAGTTCCTCTGCCTAATTATGCTCAACCCGGTAAGGTAACACTTCCTGAACTTTCAAAAGAAGTAGAGGATGCAATTAGAGGAAGGAGTCCTCTCGAAGGGATAGGTCAAGGATTACAAGGCATCATCATAAGAGAATTATTAAAGCAACAAGGGTTGCTAGATGAGTAGTAAACTTAAAAAAAAACAAAAATTAGGAATGGGCCCTGGTCAATCAAGGGCTATGGCAGGAAACACTGGACTCGCTAGTATTACTGCAACAGACGCAAACAAATTACAAAAAGCAATTCGAAATATAAATAGAGCCACTGGTGGTGACCAAGATTCTTCTTTTAGAAGTATTGGACAAAAAATTGGGGAGATAGGATCTAAATACCGAAGACCTGCAGACGTAGCAAATTACGTTGACAGGGTGTCAACCATAAGTGATGCGATAGATAAAGGTGCCACTGTTTTTCAAACACCCGATGGAGTTCAAAGAGTTAGTTTTACTAATCTGGGAATAAAAGATCCAAAGACAGGCGCAACGATTTTATCTAAACAGATACCAGAGTTAACTGCTACTGCTCCTACTTTAGGACAAGCTGGTGGAGACATTGCAAGGGCAATAACAGGTTATAATAGTTTCCAATATACAGACCCAGCAAGTAACATCCCACAAATGGTTCGCACAAGAGGGCTAGCAGATCTCGTAGCCTCCGCTGCAATACCTGGTTCAGCAGCTTTAAGAATAGGTAAAGATTTACTTTCAAGAATTTTTCCAACAGAAGAAGAAGAAGAGGAGGAGGTTGTTTTACCAAATAATCCTGGAGGTTTATTTGTATCACCAGGAAACTTAGTCCCTGAAGAAATAGAAATTAAAGATTTAGCAGCTCTTCTTCCTAATCAACCAGGTGGTCAACCTGTTCCCAGTATGCCTAACGCACCTGGTGGTATTTTTGAAAATTTATCCATAGGACCTCAACCCGGTGAAGAGGGAGCTCCTTCAAGTTTAAGTGAACCAAATATTTTAATGATACCTAATCAACCCGGAGGTAGAGGAGATCGTGATGACACTACTACCACCACTACAACCGATGATGACGTGGATGATGACTCAGCAGAAGAAATTTCAATTAGAAGAAATTTAGAGTTGGCTGGATTTACACAACAACAAATAGATTCAATCATAGATAGTTTAGGGTTTCAGATGGGTGGTTTGGTGCCACCAGAAAAAGGACCAATGTCTCAAGGTATCGGTTCTTTATTTCAAGAAAGGTAAAACTTAAATGGCAGAAATAGATAAAGCACTACCCAACATAAAAAAATCAACAATAGAACTTCCAGATCAAGATAAAATTACTGAGTCTATAGCACAACAAATTAATCAAGAACAAAAGGCTCCCGACAACATTGAAATTATTCAAACAGAAGAAGGAGGGGCCGAAGTATCTTTTGATCCCTCTAAGGTAATGAAAGAGGGAAGTGAAAATCATTTTGCAAACTTAGCAGAATATTTAGAGGATGATGTATTAGGACCATTGGGCAGTGAGCTCAAAGGCATGTTTTTAGATTACAAATCCTCTAGAAAAGATTGGGAAGATTCTTATACAAAAGGTTTAGATCTTTTAGGTTTTAAATACGAAGACAGAGGCGAACCATTTCAAGGCGCAAGCGGTGCAACCCACCCTGTCCTTGCAGAAGCAGTCACACAATTTCAATCACTAGCGTACAAAGAATTATTACCGGCTAGTGGTCCCGTTCGAACACAAATCATCGGAGCTCCAAACACAGCTAAAGAACAACAGAGCGAGCGTGTCAAAGAGTTCATGAATTATCAGCTCATGTCAGAAATGAAAGAGTATGAGCAAGAGTTCGATCAAATGCTTTTCTATCTTCCTCTCTCAGGCTCGACATTTAAAAAAGTGTACTACGATGAATTATTAGGTCGAGCCGTCTCAAAGTTTGTACCTGCAGATGATTTATTAGTTCCGTATTCTGCAACTAGTTTAGAAGATGCAGATTCTATAATTCACAAAATAAATATTTCTGAAAACGATTTAAGAAAACAACAAGTCGGTGGATTCTATCGTGACATAGAACTCGGTGATGCTTCTGACATGGATGACTCTATTGCAGATAAAGAGCGAGAACTTGAGGGTGTTCGTAAGTCGGAAAAATCTCCAGATATGTATACTTTGTTAGAGTGTCATGTTGATTTAGATTTGGATGGTTTTCAAGACGAGAATCCTGATACGGGAGAAGCCACAGAAATTAAGTTACCTTATATTGTAACGATCGAAGAAGGTAGCAGAGAAGTTTTAGCTATTCGTAGAAACTACGAAGCAAATGATCCTAAGAAAAAAAGAATTAATTATTTTACACATTTTAAATTTTTACCAGGTCTAGGTTTTTATGGCTTTGGTTTGATTCACATGATTGGTGGATTATCAAGAACTGCCACGGCAGCTCTTCGACAATTATTAGATGCAGGAACTTTATCTAACTTACCTTCTGGTTTTAAGACAAGAGGTATTAGAGTCAGAGACGAAGCGCAGTCCATACAGCCTGGAGAGTTTAGAGATGTCGATGCACCAGGTGGTAATCTTCGTGAAGCATTTATGCCCCTACCTTTTAAAGAGCCGTCAGGCACACTATTACAATTAATGGGTATTGTTGTACAAGCAGGCCAACGTTTCGCGTCCATCGCTGATATGCAAGTAGGCGACGGCAACCAAGGCGCTGCTGTTGGAACCACAGTCGCATTATTAGAACGTGGTTCACGTGTCATGTCTGCCATACACAAAAGATTATACAACTCACTGAAGAACGAGTTTAGATTATTAGTTAGAATCTTTTCTTTATACCTACCACCAGAATATCCTTACGATGTAGTCGGTGGTCAACGCATGGTAAAGAAAACAGACTTTGATGATAGAGTCGATGTTCTACCTATAGCAGATCCAAATATATTTTCACAAACACAAAGAATTAGTTTAGCTCAAACACAACTACAACTGGCTCAAACAAATCCAAAGATACATAATTTGTATCAAGCTTATCGTAGTATGTATGAGGCTATAGGAGTGAAAAATGTAGATTTAATTTTACCTCCCCCTGCACCACCACAACCAATGGACCCAAGTATGGAACACATACAATCTTTAGCAGGAAAA